TTATCTAATGGTTCTTTTTATATTGTAAGGAGTTAATTATGGCTAAAAAGTACAAAAAGAAAGAAGGCGTCTTACCTAAAGGTAAAAGTTACTTAGGGTTAGACTGGGCAGATTGGGCAAGATTAAAAAATGGTAAAGCTGTAGAGCTTGATTCTATGCCTAAAGAAGCCAAAGAATTTTTAGTAGAAATCAAAGATCAAAAAGTTAAAAAAGAGGTAAAGTGAAATGGCAGATTTAGCAGAAGGGTTTAGCCCTAAACAGTTTCAGTTAGCCATCGCTGCTGAAGCAGATGGCATTGGTGGTGGAGAAGCCACAGACGGAGATTATAAATTTATTAATATTGATTCTATCGAGTTTCCATCTTTAAACCCACAACAGGTTTTAGATGTAAGACACGGAGTAGGTAGAACACTTAAAGCTGTAGATATGTTTCTTACAAACAAACTTACAGTAAAAGAAATTAGTTTTTCAGGTATTGCAGATGCTACTATTTTACCAATGCTTCTTTCAAATATTACAACCGATGCTTCAAGTGCTTTTGAAATAGCAGGAAGTTACGCAGGTATTGATTTATCTTATGGAGATTCTGTAAGTGACAATACAAAAACATTTGCTGTAGTGGTGGTAACACCAGAAGCAGCTCAACAAATGTATTTTAAGGGTTGTTTCTTAACTTCATTAACTATTAGTGGAGATGTGGGAGAAGAAGCAGGAAGATTAAAGATTTCAGGTACATTTAAATCTGGTTGTATTCCAGCATTAAATGATACTTCTATCGTTCCAACACACGACAGAGCAAGTTTTAATACAAATTACTTTATGACAGACTATGGTGATTCTGGCTCAACTAATGCAGTAACAACTATTGCAGGTATTTCTGATCCAGTAATGAAATCATTTAGTTTAACCATTGAAAACGATGTTGTTATGAGTGGTTATGATGTAAATGGTAATTATCAACAAATGCACAGAGGTATTCCAGAAGTGGCAGTAACCTTTGACGCAGTTGTAAAGTATGATGGTGATACAGATAATCTTATACAAACATTTGGAGAACAATCAACATCTACTGTTGCAAATACATTAACAGCAGCAGATAGTGTGACAAGAAATGTTGATATATCATTACCAACTTGTATTATTACCGATGTAAGTTTTTCAGAGGAAGATGCAATGTTTTTATCCGTAAGTAGTAAAGCAGTAGCTGGTACTTCAGGAAACATTGTTTCTATCACAATACAATAATAAAAACGAGGAAAGTCAATGTCTAAAAAGATAACGCTTAAGAGTGGTGTTAAAGCTACGCTTATAGAAATGTCAGTAGATGCTTTTGATAAATGTATGGATTCTGTACGCTTTGAAGAAGTAGATGGACAATCAGTAATTAAAAATCAATTTGCACTAAGTACACTATGGATTAGAAATGGTGTAGATGGAGCAGATGATAAGTTTATTAAATCTTTATCAATTAACGATAGAGTAGAATTACAATTAGCTATTCAGGAATACAATAGCTTGGGGGAATAGAAACCCTCTCACTTGAATTAAACATATTAATAGATGATTGGTGTGAGGGTTGTAGATATTCTACCTTTCCATATAAAGCTAAGTTACCTCTTAAAAAGAATAACAGCATTCACACCTTTACATCTATGGACGATGTATGGTATGTAATCAAGCTATTAAAAGAAGAAGTTGAAGAACATAACGCTACTTCTAAAAGAAAGTTTGAAATACACGAAGCTATCAAATCACATTTACCTTTTTTTGCTTGTCCAAACAACTTCATAAGCAAAGAATATCAGAGAGATATACAACGATACACCTATTCAAAGAAGATGAATGTTTCTCCTTATGAAGGATCGTACGGAAATCACCCAAAAAAATGGATTGATAAGTGCAATGTTATAGAAAAAATGTTAAATTATATACAATCAGAACAATTTAAAAAAACTAAAAATGGCTAAAAGATACGAAATAGAATTAAAATTTTCCTCGCCTGGTGCTAAACAATTAAGAAAAGCATTAGATTCCATAGCAGCAGCACAAAATAGATTAGCCAAAAAACAAGCAAAATTAAATGTGCAGAGTAAAATGGCTGATAAAGTCACACTAAAAATGATTCAGTCACAAGAGAAACATCGTGTGGCATTGTCTAAAAGTAGAGTTCAAATTGTTCAACTGCAAAAAAGAATAGAGCAATTAAATCTTAAAAATAAATTATTGCAACGAAGGGTAGAAAAAACTGTTACTGGTTTTGGTAGATTGAGAGTAGCTACTGCTGGACTTCAAGCAAAGATGGGTGCATTAAGAAACACTCTCTTGCTATTTACTTTCACTTTCGGTGCTTTAATAGCAGGGTTTAGAAAAGCTATTCAAACATCAATGCAATTTGAAGCAGTCCAAGTAAGACTTAATGCAATGTTTGGCTCTGTAGATAGAGGAACGGAAGCATTTGAAACATTTAATAAAGTTGCAGCAACTACTCCATTTACACTAACAGATGTTGTTGAAGCTGGTGCAGCGTTGAAAGCGTTTGGTACTAATGCAGAAGAGATGATTAAACCTACTGCTGACTTAGCAGCGTTTATGGGTGTAACTGCTACCGAAGCAGCACAAGCACTCGGTAGAGCATTCGCTGGTGGTGCAGGTGCAGCAGATATTCTTAGAGAAAGAGGTATTTTACAATTAGTTCGTGATTTTCAAGGTATAGACGATTTATCAAAACTTACTTTACCACAATTTAGAAAAGTGCTAACAGAAACATTGCTCGATCCATCATCAGGTATTGCAGGTGCTACAGATAAGTTGGCAGAAACAATGGTAGGTATGACTTCTAACTTAGCCGACTCTGTTACTAGAATGGCTGCAGGTGTAGGAGATTTAATCAACTTTAGAGGTGCAATACAAGGACTATCTTCTTTGTTCAGCACATTCGCAAACTTTCTTGCTGAGGTAAATAAAACGAATGTAGATAAAATTAAAGAGATTAATAAAGCTCTAGGTATTGAAATTCCAGATGACACTCTTAATAAATCAATAGAAGCATTAGAAATAAGAGAAAAACAATTAAAATTAATATTAGATCCTACAACGAATCTTACAAAAGCAAGTAGCGATTTAAATAAAGCACTTCAAGATGAATTAGAGCTAAGAGAGTTTTTAGAAAGTTTTGGTAAAAAAACTGCTATGAGAGATAAAGATGGTGTGATGCGTACTAAAGGAGCAGTAATAGCAGAAGTTTCCAGAGCTGAAGCTACAAGAAAAGCTCTTCAAATTCAAGTAGACGGTTTTAAAGAATTAGATGCAATACAACAAAAATTAGTTATTACCAATTTAAATTTAGATGTAGCTAATAAAGATGCTGTTGAAAGTTTTGCATCTGGATTACAACTATTAAATGATATAGCTGATAAAGAGCCATTGGATTTAGGACTATCAATTAGAATGCCTGAAACTGGTATTCAAGCATTTGCAGATGATATAGCAGATAAAGTAGCTTCTGTAGATAAAGATAAGTTAAACAGAGCTTTTGAATCATTATTAGAGTTTGAAACATTATTCCAGGATCAGCTTGTTAATGGGTTTATGAACTCTTTCAATCAAATTATTGCTTTACAAAAATCAAATCTAGATCAAAGAATAAACAATGAAATAAAAGCACTAAAGAAAACAGATAAGTTTAGAAATGCTTCTACGGAAAAAAGACAAACGATGGAAGACGATATTCGTGCTAAATTTGCAAAAGACCAAAAAAGAATATTTCAAATGCAAAAAGCTATGTCTATTAGTCAAGTTATTATAGATACTGCAACAGCAATTAATAAATTAATGGCTGCAGCAAGAGCAACTATGAATCCAGCCGTTATAGCTGCTGCCAGAGGGATGAGTGGTGTAATGGGAGCATTTTCAGTAGCTCAAATAGCAACTATATCTAAACAACAAGCACCAGCATTTGCTCGTGGTGGTTCATTTACTACCGAAGGAGAAGAATTTATTAGAGTTGGCGATAATCCTGGTGGTAGAGAACGAGTAGACATCACACCTTTATCAAGTCCAGACTTTGGTGACGCAGGTGGTGGTACTGGAGTTACTGTAAACATTATGGGTAATGTTATTGGCACACAAGAATTTGTAAGAGATAACTTATTGCCAGAGATAGAAAACTCAATCAAACGAAATCTTGCGTAATGGCTTTATCAGGTAATAATGATTACAATGGTGCTTTAGGTGCAAGTATCAAAGAAGAGTGGATTTTTGAATTAAGAAATCATAATTACGACGCAAGTAGCTTTAATGTAAATCAAGTTATTAGATTAGCTACGGCAGAAGTAGTTCCAGGAGTTGTTAGTAATGACAAATATCACGGATTCATAACAAGCACACCTACAATACGAGAAAGTATTGACT